TTTTCTTAGGAGTAGCCTTAGGATATGCGTAACTATATTCAATATATTCCACAAAAATTGGTGTTCCCGCTTCTATTATAACGAAATTATCGGGTAACTGTTCCGAAACTAACGCAATAATGAGGTTCTGGTAATCAACAATCTTCTTAGGTTTATACTTAATCCCATTCCTCCCAACCCTAAAGGATTGGTGGGCTTGGGCTTTAACTTCTAGATTAAATATTAGTTTGTTCATAAATTTATGTAGCTTCCCTCTTCAGGAAGATCAATTTGTTTGTCTATATAAGGTATTCCGTTTTTTATTCTAAAGCTAAACTTATCGAAGGGCTGACCTCTACTTCGCAGACAACTAACAATAGTAGTACCATCATCCTCCTCGTCAACCTTAACCGATATCTGAGTTTCTGTCTTCTTCTCCAGGAAAGAACCTAAATGGCCAGTAGGCTTCATTGAATTGTAATTAGAGTGAATAACAGTAATTATATGTATCCTTAACTCTTTGGTCCACTTCATTAAGTACTGAACAAGTTCATTGCTGGCATTGATGTCATTCACGTCATTTATAAGGTCGGCTATTCCATCTATAATCACTAGACCTAAGTTATCTACTCTGTTGATATGCCAATCTATAAAATCAAGTCTCTCCTGGGGAGTATATTCTCTTAGTGAGTAAGGCTCGTATGTTTCAAGCCCTCCAGCCATCTTGTCTATCCGGCCAAATACTCTTTGAGCGTGAAACTCTCCCTGCTCAGTATCATAGTGAATAGTCATCTTGCCATCACTATGTCCAAGCATTCTTTCAGAATATTTATTAGACCCAGAAATATAAGCGCTAGTCATAAGAGAAACTAAAAAAGTCTTACGACTCTTTGGGGGGGCCTGTATGAAGCTAAAATTACCATAGGTACCCACACATATAGGGAGATCCCTTTCACCGCCTGTAGACCCCATAGAAATGGCTACAGGAGGGTATTGAACTTCTTTCTTAGGATCAACATAAGCATCCTTAAGGATTTGCTCAAACTTCTTGTTGTGATCCAGCTCTAATTCTTGATATGGCATTAGGCCTTGTATTGTCTTTTATAATTGTTTTAATTAATTCTTTTATAAAGTTCTCGTGTTCCTGTATTGAATCTCCATATGGATTCATACAATATAAATCAACAGCTAGGTTTTGTTCCCACATAGACTTATCGGTTTGAGCTATCTCATCTATTTTAGAAATAACCCTCTTAACAATAAAATCAGAAGTGACTTTATTATCTCCAATTCTTAAAGCAAACACTTGAACAAAAGCCCAGGTTACAAATCTATATAGAAATCTATTTCTATAATCATCAATTGTTTCGTTATAGTTTAAGTGTCTAATAATATTGTTTAGAGCCTCTCTATCTCGAGAGGAGGGCTTAATGCTATTCTGTTTAAGCCTATATGTTAAATGTTCTATATTTTTATGAATTTGGTTCATAGTTTGCTTGGTTTAGCAAAAAAAAGGGAAGACTTTCGACTTCCCTCTTCTTCTAACATTAGTAATTAAAAATCAAGTCCACCGGTTTCAATTTCGGCTGCCTTCTCCTGCTTCTCGGCTACGCTAACAGCCCCGTCAGTCCAAACAACTTTTCCATTACCTAGGAAATTCCTGTCTTCTTTAGCATCTCTCTGCTCTTTGGTTTGTTCCGCCCATACAGAGACATTCTTTCCGTATTCGTTAGTGTTGTCGTAAATCTTGACAGTAACATTTTTATACTTACCGTCTTTACCTTTTAGTCCTAGTGATAGTAGTGCGCTCATAATTTATTTATTTAATTAGTGATTTAAGATCTTTCAATAGATCGTTATTAATAGTATACTTTTTCATAACAGCGGTAATATTTCCTCCGCCATCAAGGTAAGATATTACCTTCTTATATTCAGTAGAGTCTTTAACCAAGGCTGGTTTGCCCGGACTAGACTTGCTGTGATCATTTGTAGCATCAGCATCTTTAGTATCGTCAATAAGTAACAAATTACCTATAGCATACTTTTTAGCGTAGCTAGAAGCAGCTCCAGTTCTCTGGGGCTGTTGCATCCCTTTAGCATCAAAGTCTATAATAGCCTGGGCATTAGACTCAATTTGCATACTAGGGTCTTTAGCATCAATAAGCTTAGCAGTGGACTCAACATATAAGACCCCTCCAACTTCTTTAATCTCATCAGTCATCTTAAGCACAGCCTCGTGCTTCATAGCTAATGGTTTTACAGCCTCTAAGATATCCTCAGCAGATCTGTAATTATACTTTCCGAAAGCATTTCTTTGGTTCTTAGGAGCCTTAAGCTCCGTTTGGATCATTAATAGTTTTTGTGTAATATTCATAGATTAGTATTTAGTTACTTCTTTTAATACAACGCCTCTATATTCCCTAGGGCATTCATCATCACAAAGCTCAACAACAAAAGAAACAAGACGATCTATTTCATCTTGCTTTTTTGAGTTCTCTTTAGTTAAGGCATCAATCCTAGCTAAGTAGTAATCGCTCTGATTGTAAAAAGGTCTAGTTGTGTTCTCCATATTTATTAATTTTATTGCAAGGTATGAAAAATATAATTAACTAAACAAATAATTAACAAAAAAAAGAGGGCTGTATTTCTACAACCCTCAAACCAAATCAATCAAATGAAAAACAATAAACTCTAAAACTCATTTATTAACTACAACAAATATATATTATATTTTTAATATAACCAAAACATATTTGGTTTTTGATCATCATTATCTACATATATAGTTTTTTGATCCCTGGAGATAGCTATTCGACTAAATCCCACCTCCATCAAAGAAGCTATCATCTTATATCGCTTCTTGGAATTATCACAACGTATTATCGCAGCCTTACCTATAAGGTGGCTGCTTACAGTAGAATCATTCCATCGGTTATTCTGGAATCTAGTCCTATAACCAGATACTATTAAGAATTGTAACTTACATAAGTGAGCTGCCGCATCTATCATTTGTAAGAAATCTCTATCCATATATTTCTCGGCAGACCCTGGCTGATCAGGGCTGTCAAACTCCGTAATAAGAAAATGTCTTAATTCCATATTGCAATATAATATTTTTTAATACATTTGCAAAACGTAGCAGTAGATCTACGATAAAAACTACCAGACTTCAATAGAAATATTGTTGGATCAGATAACATTGAAAGTTTGTTTTTCTAGGGGGCTTTTTCTTTTCTTTCTTTTTCTTTTACCCTTTTCTTTTTCTTTGTTTTCTTTTATTTAAACATAACAAGGTAATCGGTGGCCCATTCAAAATGGGGCCACCAGTACTGCGTTTAAATATGTACTATGTTTAACAAAGTAGTCTACCTGCCCTGACCTCGATATTTCTTAGTGTAGTTCTTAGAGCTTTTTAGCACGCTAGTCTTAGACTTAGCGTGCGTACCAGGTCGCTTAACTCTTTCTTTTTTCTTAAATGAAGGTTCTATTCTACGGGCCATTACTGATGCATTTTGTTACCAAACACCTTCTCGACTCCGCGGCTGCCAAAATAGCCACCAATTACAATAGTCAATAAGCCTGTAATAGAATCTAATGGGTAACCTAAATACCAACCTACAACATAACTGACAGTTAAAAATACTAATGTAAGTGGCCGCACATTTTGTGCGAGCCACCCACTTCTGGAATCGGCAACCCATCTTCGAGTTACTCCGTCCATTTCAGCGCGTTCTAAGCGTAGTTTTTCTAAGGCTATCTCTTTATCCTCACTAGACAACTCAGACCCCCCTATAATAGCCTCTATAACACTTCCAACTGGGGTATCTTGTGCTATTGCACCTACAACTTTAGGTATCTTTTGCAGTAGAAAAGATCCTACGGCTGTATCCTTAAACTTCTTCTTATTTTTTGACATTAACAATGGTATTCCCTGAGGTCCCGCTAATACGTCCAGATAACATTCCCCGCCTTGGTGTCGTCACTATCGACGTGTACGAATGTCTTTGCGATACCCAATCGGTTAAATCCGGCGTCTTGCAGCGCTGTAATAATAATCCATCTTTCTCTTGAATTGTTGTATCCGATATCAGCCGCTTTTCCAACAATATGGCTCGAATTCGGTTTTCCTCCAACCTCTCTATTGTGTTCAATTGTTCTCCACCCGGAGTTAATTTTAAAGGGAATCCCTGCAATGTGACGTGCGTTGTCGAGCATTGAAAGAAACTTACTATCCATATATTCACCAGAATGAGGGACATCCGGAGACGCAAATTCTTCATATTTAAAATATTTTAGACTCATTTTTTGCATTTACAATTCTTGTCATCACAATCTATTGCTTTATTTAAAAGCAATCTATCTATAGTATCATCTTGCACTTTAATAAGCATTTCTTCTAGCATATCTTTAGACTGTATCAGCATATCTATTTTCATCTCCAAGTTAGATATTTTTTTTCTAGCTGCATCAAGATCATCCGGATTTCTTCCAGTTATGCTTGCTATAACCATAGCAATACTAGCTGCAATCATACCTATTAATGTGTTTACTATTTGAGCATTTTCATTTGGTATTTGATACTTCGATAGATATAACAATATCAAAACAACCAAAAAGAAAACTAATAAGCTTCCTGCAAAATGTCTTATATCCTTTGCTGCTCCATTTGAAGGTAGTTTCATCTTTTTAACGCTTTATAGATTTGAATAACATAGAATGAGAAGGTCGCACCCATCACTAACATCTTAAAAACTTCATTTATCTCGGTTACGCTAAACGCTAAAGCGAAAAGCCCTGCTGCATAAGTGCTAAATATCTTCAAATCTTCCATTTTATTTAAATGCCATATATATGTATTCTCCACTTGATGAGTTTACCCTTCCAGAATTGTCTACTCCTAAAGTAAATCCGTTTGAATTAAATGATAGCAAAGACGTTCCGTCTTGGGTGTAGTCGGCATCAGCTGCATTAGCCATTAATTGCTTTGTTACCCCCCTTTTGTTATCATACATTTGCCAAGCATCTGCACTATCAGTCCTTTTTATAATTAAAAAACTCGGCTGAAATGGGTTGCTACCACCAGACGCTCCATTGTCAGTAGTGTAAAGTGTATGACTTGCGCCTGTGCCTGTATAACTCCCTATCTTACTATATCCTGCGACTGAATGCCAACAATAGCAAATCATATTATTGCCAACCGCAGAATTACTACCATCCCTAAATCCAATCGTAGTTGAACTTGAGGAATAATATGTAGCACCAGCAGAACTTAATCCTGCATTACCGTCTAGATAAATATATTTGTTTAATGGTAAATCTTTATGATATACCATCCAAATACTGTTATAATCAGCAGATTTAACAATAAACAGTTCTGGGGCAGAACTCAATCCGTGTCCTTTTGTGCTTACTGAACTTGAGCCATCAGATGTCCATTTCACAATACTAAACCCTGCGGCAGTATTTGCGCTTACAGAACTTGTTATAGTTCCATTTCCATTAGAAACCGCATCGCCTCCGCCTTTCCAGTTCCAAGCTACATAAGATTCATTGTTTTTGTTAGTATAGTTGGCAACGCTTGAGCCTGTTTTGGCAACAAATCCTCTTGCTTCAAAGGTATCTAAAAATCCATAAGTAGCATCATAAGCACCTTCAGCATAAGTTGCATTTGAACTTAAAGCTTTTCCTGAGCCTACACCTCTTACGGTATCATATAACACGTGGTCGTGTGCATCATCCCTTGCTTTTACCCAAACTAAATCGGGTTCAAATCCTACGTTAGAAACAAAATTAGTACCACCATTTCCTTCATACAACACCGCCTTAAAGTTAGATGTATCTGCTTCAGGTTTTTCGTTGTAAAGTTCGGTTACTTGAGACGCTGAAAGTGCAGATGAAAATATTCTTACTTGGTCTATTGAGCCATTGAAGTATTGACTTGTAGAGGGTCGTCTATAGCCAATACCATAATCACTATTACCTGTAGCTGCTACACCTGTTGAAGAACCCGTGGTCGTCATATCTGCCGCTACCCCATTAACATAAATTTGCGTGTTTGTTCCTGTTTCTATTGCACCCCCATTATAAGTAACTGCAACGTGAAACCAAGTGCCTGTAGTAATATGTGCCGATGAAGTTATCGCATCCCTTCCATAATATTCAACATATACTTTACCTGCTGTATCAATAGAAAAACCAAATCTTTCTTTTGCGGCAGCAGGTCCAAATTGAAAAATAGTTTGAGCAGCACTTAAACTACTTATATTAATCCAAGCAGAAATAGTCCTTGTTCCAGCACCACTAATACCTAAATTTGGTAAATCTATTTTACTACTACTTCCATTAAACACCGCAGCTTGACCAAAGCGACCAAATCTGTATTCTATATCTGTTTCAACGCCATCATAACTACCTTTCTCATCCTCTGCTGAATTGTCTAATTTGTAATATGCAGCATTTGTTGTAGGGTAATCATTATCAGTTGTAGTTGCAGTATATGAACAAGCGGTTTCTGCGTAAAGAGTGCCAACTTCTGTGGCAGATAAAGCCTTTGAAAACACACGAACTTGATCCATTTTTCCAGAGTAGGGATAGGTAGTACTCCCTGTATCATAATTACCCAAAGTGTTGTGACCAGCCGTAGAGCCTGTATTATTTGAGGTATATGAAGCGTTTGATCCCACAACGGTATTATCTAAATATAGTATTACACCCGTAGCAGAGCTTTTAGTAACCACGCAATGATGCCAAGTTCCAGCTGTAACTGTTCCCCCCGAAACAGCTCCTGAAGCATTCTCCCAATAATATAATTGAGTTCCGTCAATAGTAAAGTAGAAAAAACTACTGCTGTTTGCGGTGGTTAAAATCATATTGTAAGGATTTGACGGGTTGGATGCACCAATATTATCCACATTCATCCAAGCTGAAATAGTGAAATTATTAACAGGGAAGGGAACAGTATTAATATTAATAGAACCACTTCTAAACATAGCACCATAGTTTATCTTGCCTTCTACTCCGAAATCAACGGCAGTAGATGTGCCATCATAGTACCCACTTGCTTCAGAAGCATCATAATCCATAGAATATAAAGCTACTCCTGCACCTTCGCTTAATGGATTGGTATTGGATGCGGTAGATGAAGTTTCAGCGTAAAGCGTTGCAATATCTTCTTCACTTAAAGCTTTTGAGAATACTCGAATTTGATCTAATTTTCCGTCATAATAACCCTCTAAACCACCTGCACCATTATTGTTTGCACCAATATTGTAGGTGTGATTGGAGATATATGACCTGTCTCCTGTGGTAGCACCACTTCCGTCTAAAACACCATTTAAATATAATTTACAAATACTCGCTTTTTTGCTGTATGTAACCGCAACGTGATACCAAGTGCTCGCAGATAAGGTCGTTGTACCAGAAAAATCCATTGTAGTAAGACTTGGCGCATAACTTAAAAACCTTAACTTGCTCGAGGAATAGCCTGTGTAAATTGTCCATCCGTGATTATTACCATCGTAGGCATAAGCAGAAAAAGTCCCTGCATATCTAGTGATGTCATCTGAATTGAACCAAAAAGAAATAGTGAACTCTTGTCCGCTTACAGAATTTACTAAATTGTCTGGCAAATTGATATAAGAACTACTGCCATTAAATGTGGCAGCTTGTCCAAATTTTGCGCCTGTAGATGAGTATGAAACATTTGCTTCGCTTGTGCCATTGTTATTGCCTGTGGTATCATTATCATTACCATCAAGTTGATAAACAGCGATATTACTACTGTATGTGCTATCAGCACCAAATGCTTGTACTGAATCGGTACTACAAGATGCGGCTGCTGCTGCGCCTGTATTAATTAATCTTTTGCCTAAAGCCATATTTATTCTTCTTCAGATGGAGGAAAAAATTGTACGTTGTATTGCAATGCAGTCTTATAAGACTTCTTAGCATTTACTTCAGCTTCTAACCTATCGGCTTCTGCCAAAATACTTGCTCTTTCTGTTGCAACATCTGAACTAATAGCAATATCTCTCTCCGATTTTCTAATAATTTGCCAATCGGTAGGTTGTAATAAACTACCTGCTTTTGATTTAATCTCTGCTATCTTACTTGCTTTGATGTCGGCTATCTTATACCTCTTTTCTTTTTCCCCCGTAGGTTTATTGTCCTCATCTAAAACATCGAACTCTATGCTAAAGTCAATGTCAGTAACATCATAGGTTACTATCTTTTTCTTATCATCAAAGTATAATCCACCCTTAGTTTGAATTTGTGGATCAAAACTTGGTTTTACGACATCGTAAATACCAATAGCCTCTAATTCCTCTTTAGATAGGTTATTAGCCCCTCCTAGTATGTACTTAGTGGGAGTTTTTAGTGAGTTTGGCAAACTCTTGTATATGGTTACTATTCTACCGTTTTGTACTGCTGCTTTCATAATTATATACTTTGTGATATTGATAAGAAAAATGTATTAGCGGCAGTACAAGTAACCTGAATAAAATTAACTGCACTCGCTGTCGCACTGTAAGTTCCAGAAACAGTGGTTACTGTATTAGACCCAGTATCAAACGATAATGAGGATGTACCTCCAGAGTCTGTTACTATAATGTCTTTTACATCACCAATTGAGGCATTAGTAAAATTCAAATCCATTGCAATACTTGAAGTAATTGTAAATACCGCTGCTGTATCGAAGTCTACGTCTAAATCCGTAGCCGCTGTAAGGGCAGAAGAACCTCTTAAGCTGTCTCCAGTCCCACTCTGACCATAAATGTCAGTAGTCATATTATTAACCTTTACAAATGCGTCTCTGAGTGTGTCCCCAGTTCCGTCATCAGGGGCTGAACCAACTCCTATTGTTTCTCGTGCCATAATTCTATTTTATTATATTAATGTTTGATCTGCTTTTATTAGTATTGTGTCTGCTCTATATGCTGTACTATCTACTGATAATTCAAGAATATCAGATACCCAACAAGTTGGAGCTGAAGGTACATAAACAGCATCTGTTGTATCATCTACATCTCCCCACCAGGAAAAACAATATACCCTACCCCAATTTATTCCGTTAGCCATATTATTTCTTTATTCTCTTTAGATAGTTAGTCAATTTTATTATGTTAGCCACTTTAGGCTTATATGTTTTAATTAAATCACCCATCCGCCATACATTGGGTCTTTATCAGGATACATTCCAGTATCTTGCGCTCCAGTATATTCCGGATAATCTCCACTCTTTTCATCTATGAAGTCAAAAAACCTATTTACATAGAAGTCAGCAAAGTCTTTAGCTCTTGCTGTTAAAGAATCAAGTTCACTCTTTGTTAAAGGATCACTAGATTCAGTAGTATGTTTAAATATGCCTCCGTTGCTGATTTGATAAGCAGCAAAAGGAATATAACTATACTGACTATACCATATTAGCATAGGTTTTATATAGCTATTAAGTAATGTTTTGTAAGCAGAATTGGCGGCATCATCAAGAGTGCCGCCAGTAATCAAACTTTGTAATTTTTCATATAATTTAGTTCCTAAAAAGTTTTGTATGTGGATGTCTTGGGCCACCTCAACAAATTGAATCAACTTATCTGTGTCTAAAGCTCCGTCTATGATAGACTTCCGCTTTAACTCCGTCATTGTTATAAATAATGCCTTACTCATCTTCTTCAATAGGTTTTTCCTCGACAATAACCTCAGAAACGCTCTCAGAGGCCTCCTGTTGGACGATCTCCTCTTCCTGGGCATCTTCTACCGCAGAAAGTTTTTCTCCGGTCTCCTCTTCTCTCTTGATTTTAGTCTCTATGTTGTCTAATTCTGTAAATTCGATTGGTTGTAATGTGACAAAGTATAAATCCAACGAAATATTGTTATATAACAACAATTCTTTGAATGCATCTAATAACATCTGTTGAAATGGTCTAATTACCATATTATCCATCAAAATAGATGCTGTTCTAAGCTCCTCAGCGTTATTTCCGAACCCAGTGTTGTCTTTTATCCCTAGAAGGATAGGAGACACCACTCCGTGGCCTATCATTATCTTTTCTCGGCTTTCTTTAGCTAAAAACTCGTATTGAGCGTGTGCATCTGGTAGGTTTATGGGATCTATGTTAGATTGGTTCTCTGAACCATCATTAAAAGCCAAAATAAACCGTCCTGCGTTGCTAGTACCACTAAATTTGTCGTATATCTTGCGTTCAATCAACTCTTGAACCTCCTCATTAGGTATTCCATTGTTAAAATTGATCAGCATACTTGGCTGAAGGCCATTTTGTATGTTTGATAGGTGATAATTACTCACTTCTTCCTCCAAGGTTGCGTATTGAAGGCATCCTTGGTAATCTACGGGTGAATAATAATAAAAACCAGCCTTGTAAGGCTTAACAACATATAATTCAATGCGCTGAGACCTCGTACCGTTGCGATAAGTAGGTATCTTTTTAGGTTTGTCACTAGGTTTAATGTTCTTCCAGTCACTATGGTAATAATATGCTTTAATTTTGCCATCTTCTGCTTTCTCAGCTCTCAACGTTTCCATTGGAAAGTGATATAATCCGGCTATTTCTTTTTTTCTGTTCTTGTAAACTACTTGAATGGCCGCTTGACCAAGCATCTTGTAATCTGTTACTATTTTTCTTACATCAGTGGCATTCAAAATGCTTTTCATCTGAGCAAACATAAAAGGCTTTTCCTTAGAGTCAGTAGCCTCAAGCCCTCTACCATAAATCATATCAGAGATACCATTGATACATCTACTATTCGTTGGGCTTCCTAAATACCTCTCAATTAACTCACCAAAATAGTTATTATCCTCACCATATTCGATATAAGCATTTCTGCTTTTCTCGACTATTTTAGGCACTTCGTACCCGGTTAGATTTACTACTTTTACATTCTTCATACCATTATATATTGTTGACTACTATCACCAGAATCACTCTCTGTATATTTACTGTCATTTATAGTATATACTGAGTTCGATAAATAAGAGTCGGTGCAATAAGCTTTATCTCTAAATAAAAGCGTTGACCCACTAAAAATCTCATAGTTATAAATACTATTATCCGACAAAATACTGAAGGTGCAATCAAGGTTGATAAAGTTCCCACTAACAGTAGACGATAAACTCGTTAAAGTTTCTGACTTATTAGTCCCATCTTCTGTTATCTTAAGAGACAATCCAGACTGAGCTGTACTGACTCTAGGCAAGATCTTTATTGTTTGAGCATCCGTACTCGGAAGTAGTCTTATCATACTAATATAACTAAAAAAAGGGTTGAGTGTTTTATATAAAAAAAGGGGCCATATAGGCCCCTCTCTATCACCAGGTATAAACCTATGCTGGATCTCTCTGAGTAGTTTCAGTAGCAGTAGCTGAAGACATTCCCGCAAAAGGGTTTGCATCAGTTGCTCCATCTACAAAATTAGGTAGAGTTGTTTCGTTGGCTGTTAAAGTCAACGTATATCCATTTAAGTCTCCCATTGATGTTCCGGTTACGGCAGTACCTCCAGTAACTTCCGCTCCGTGTTCTCTTCCAACTAACAGAACTTTATTGTCAAATGTCTGTACGAAAACGTGAGGTCTTCCGTAAGTCATAAGCTTAAGTTCTTTGTTGTCCTCCTTAGTCATCTTGTGAAGAGTAAGGTTTGTCACTTGCTCAAAGAATGTCGTTCCATTCTCAATAGAGCTATTAATATTTGATTCAAGAGAAGAATTGCCCTTAACATCATAAGTGCTATAATTGAAAGTACCACTGATATCTGTGATTTCATCATTTGACCCAACCGTTACAGTTGCTAGATCACCAAAATCAACAAAATGGACTTTTACTACACCACCTACAGCATCTTTACAAGGTTTTTTCCTTCCCCCAGTTAAATCACAAGCCATATTTTTATAGTATTAAAAAAGGGTAGGCAGGCTCAAGGCTCACCTACCCTTTTATATTAAACAATTATTCTTATGAGTACAATACGATGTCTCCGCCAATGGCGTGCTGAATTCCAGCAGTAAATCTGACAACGACTCTCACATTCTGAGATCCATCAAGGTCAGCCATATCAATAACTTTAACCTCATTAGAATCAGACAATAGACCAGTTCCGAAGAACAAGTTGGATTTTTCAGCAGCGATCATTGTATCACTAGCCATTCCGCTTGCAAGCTCTACGTTGATGCCATCAAATGTCAAAGCACCTCCATTGAACCACTGAGTTCCTTTAGCATCTGTACCAGCTGCGCCAATGTTACTTGCGAAACCTCCCAATGCTCTTACATAAGCTCTATATATATTAGGAGCAACATAAACAGTTAAATCTTCAGCACCGTAAACAGCAGAAGGAATAGCATCTACTACAGCTCCGATTTGAGCAATTACATTAGAAGAAGTAACAGTTGTAGCAGTTACGTCATTAACGTCACTGTCAGCAGTTAGAGTAGTTTCGAATCCGTCAAACTGACCAGCAGTTGCGTTAGTACCAGACCAGATGTTAGTTTCGATTCTTTGAGCTACTTTAGAAGAAACGTGTGCAAGCAAGTAGTCAGAGAAGCTAGAAGGTAGGTCAGAATAAGCTGAATACCCCATAGAAATTGCTTCCCAATCCGACACGAAATCTTTTTTACAAAGTTGTAGGTTAACCTGAAATTCTTCTGGTTGAAGAATTCTTTCAGTCAATGTCAAAGTAGATGTAGCAGTAAAGTCGCAAGTGCCATCCTTAACGATATCGTCAGAAGCCACCTTCTTCATTACTTCTTTGTACTTTACATTAGGCTTGATTGTGATCAACTCTTTTGAAAGAGTAGATCCGCTTAGTAAAGCCGCAGAAATGTATTTCCCTGCAAACTCACCAGCATAAGTAGTAGTAATTGATGTAGTTGTTGCCATTTTTGTGTTTATTTATTAAATTTACTCATATTGTTTAATACTCGGTCCAGTGTAGTCTGAGTTCTTCTTTGAGAGAAAAGATTCATTTCTACTTCTGGCTTTGCTTCTGGGCTGTGAACCATAGGCTCAACATCAGCCTCTACAGCAGCTAGTTCTTCCTTAGGAACTTCACTGTTATACTTTTCAGAACTGGCTTTGATTTCCTCTACTAAGCTTTCAACTATAGCTTTAAGTTCAGCAAATTCCTCTTTAGTAACATAAGCAGCTTCTGTATCTTCTTCCTCAGCTTCTACAGCTTGTTCCTCTTCTGGTTGATCACCTTCAGATAATACAACTTCTTCTCCTTCTGGAGATTCGTTTACTTTCTCTACCACCTCTTCAGTAGCGGAAAGTTCTTCTTGAACCACTTCTTGATTCTCGATTTCTTGAGAACCTAGAAGAACCTCTTTTAGTTTTTCTACAATTTCTGTCGCTTTCATAGTTTTAAATATATTAATATTACCAGTTTTAAGTATGCTTGTTGTATTTTTAACTTATATCTTCTACAACCCAATAGTAGCCTTGGTCGTTGCCGTTGCTTATTATCTCTTCGTGTGCGGGATTATTGACTGCACTACCTGATACGCTAGTAACAGCACTAAAGACCATTTTATAACTTGTCCAACTAGCCGAACTTCCTCCATAAGGGCTTGACGGAACAGTGCCTAAAGTATCTGGAGTGACATAGCTAAATGTGTTGTTAATTCCTGATCCCGTTTCAAATTTAACTATTAGGTTGTCAGATGAACTATAAAAAGAAACTCTTTTATCTCTAAAAGCAAACGTAGATCCTGGGGTTGTTGTTTGGCCTCTTATTTCTGCCCCTAATTGGTTAGATAATGCTACAGCATTACTCCTACCTGTTTCTGGGTCATTTGCATATATACTAAAAGCATATGTATTAGTTGCTGTTGTAGCTATAGTTTCTACAGAAACGTAATTTCCACTCGCAGGGGTTATCTGACTAAAATGGAATGCAGGTTGTTGAACCGATACAGTTGTACAAGACAAGGTGTCTCCAGCATTGCTATACCCAGATGGGACCGTTATGCTTACTGTCAGAGTTCTACTGGTTTCTGATGTAACAGTGCTGAAACTAGAGGGAGATGTTCCACTAATAGTTCCTATATCAACTGTTGGTGTTATATAATTACCACTTGCATATACAGAAAATCCTGATATAGTAACCTCACTGCATTCAAGAACATTATAAGGAGGTTGAGTTGCTGTGGTCGTACAAGCTAATGTACTTCCCACGTTAAAATAACCCGCTGGTACAGTAATATCTAAATTTAATGTCCTAACCGTATCTACAGACACGGTGGCATAAGAAGCTGGACTGCTTGATGAAATAGTTCCTATATCTAAAGTGGGCAAAGTAATTGCTCCATTCTCATCCACAGCAAATCCGGTTATAGCAATATCTCCACACGCTAAAGTAGGAGTCAACGGCTGTGTGGCCGTTGTAGTACAATTGAGAGTGGCTCCTGCATTGAAGTATCCAGATGGAACTGTAATATCTACATTTAAAGTTCTAGATGTATTTACATCTACTATAGCAAACGAAGCTGGACTTGTACTAGATATTGTGCCTATATCCGCAGTAGGAAGTGTAACAGTTCCGTTTTGAGCCACTGAAAAACCAGATAAAGTGATATCACTGCAAGAGAGGGTTGGTGTTGCTGGCTGGTCAGCTGTGGTTGTACATTCTATTGTTTTTTCAGCATTACTATAATCACCAGGAACTAATATAGAAACTGTTAAAGTTCTTTGAGTAGAAGTGTCAACGGCAACAAAAGATGCTGGCGTTGTAGAGGTTATGGTTCCGGCATCAGTAGTCGGTAATGTAATTGTCCCATTCGCTGCTACGCTAAAGCCACTTAAAGTTAAATTTTGACATCCTAGAGACGGAGCATAAATACTCCCTATTCCTTGGTTGATTAGTTCTCCATCACAACACTTCCTGGAATAAGTCCTACCATCTTTACATAAGCAAGCTCGTCTTGAATTTCTTGGACTTGAATAACCCCCTCTTTTACCTCCCATTATTTTTTAAGTAACAAATTGTAGTCTTTTATTAAGTCTAAGAAGGCATCAACCCTGTCAAAAGACCATTTAGAAATCGAATTATTCTTTGAGTGAGTAGATCCATTAAAAGATCCAACCCCACGCTGAAAAACAGAAGACAACATATCAACATTAACAATATCTCCCAGTTCTTCTTTGTGTGTCTTATTAAACTCATCCACTTTTCTTTGAAGTATCTTTTTATCTTGTTTAGAGATTTCATTTATCTCTTCATTTAAGGTTGGATTATTATGTGTTTTACAAGGCATATACCAAGTATCTCCCTCATAACTATGGGTGTGGTGTCCTTCACACCCTATATTCTTAGCAGCCTCCTCTGCTTCTTCTATTGTAGAATATGCAGCCTTTCCATCAATAATTGTAGCGGAAGCCCCTATTGCATTTAATCCCTTAAGCTTAGAAGTTGTCCAAGTCAACATACTCTTACCTCCCCATAATAAATAAGAAATGGTTCCTCTATTTTCTGGGCCGCTAGGGATATTATATCTTTCTGCTCTAGATAGGTAACTATAGATCCTCTTGAGAGTTGGTAATGTAAATTCAGTGTTTTTTGCAATTTGTTGCCCTCTGATTCTTCCCACTTGGGCAGAACTATTATTTCCATTTTTCTCATTTAGTTCTATCCCTTTTTTAGCGTTGTTAACAGCAGACTTTGGATATCCTCCATAAGATTCTAGCTCTACCTCCTCAGAAAGTTCTGAAATAGCCTCTAACAGTTCATATTCTGCATTTAGTTCCTCAACGCATTCATCACAAAAAGATTCCGGTAAAGTATCCTTAGGGCCTTCATTAGCGTTGTCTGCAAAGTAGCCCTCAATAGAAAATCCGTGTACTTCTCCGTCTTTAACTTTTTTCCAAATATCGTCATTATAAACCTTCATAGAAACCATCCAGGTTCCTACCGGTACATCAAATCCATATTTCCTAGACTTGTCTTTCTTTTCGTCCTCTACAAGCCAGCTTTCTACCACGGTCATCCCTTCAAGCTTTTCATTATGCTCTAAGGTAGAATTTGATTGATAGCCTCTTTTAAGGAAAAGCTCTGAGGCTTTTCTTACAGTTTCCTCAGAAAAGTATATATAATAATCTTCATCACTACCTCTTCTTAATATCTTCTTATTAGGAACTAAAGCTGCCCCCATAAGTATTCGCTTTTCAGCATCTACTTCAGCAAGCATAACAGGTTCTTTCTTGAGGGCAATGAAATCTTCTTCTATAGCTGGGTTTTCTACTACCGAAATAGCTTCTATCCCACTAAATTCGTTTTCTTCATCTATAATAAGTTCTATGATCTTCTCCATACTATTATAACTATTTATTTTGACTATTGTTTTATTATACTATCATTTAACCAGAAACAACAGACCCTTCCATTGTTATTTTTCTTAAATCTTCAGCTTCTATAATGTCTCTATCCCTTATAATAGCAATTGTCTGTTCGTTTCTTGTGCCACTTATAGCTTGACCTAATTGATCTATTCCTGAATTGCCAACCACATTAAATATCGGGGCTTGAGATTCTCCAGTTCCCGCCCCTTGACCTATTGGGCTGTTTGAATTAAGAGATCTTAATGCAACTGATGTTTGTGCAGCAATAGCAAGTTGAGCTGCAACTGCACCGGCGGTTGCTAAAAAACCTTTAGGACTCGCGTCCAAAGCGTGGTAAGATTGCCAAACTCCAACACTAGCAGCGGCAGATGAGGCTATAATAGCTGCTTTTGCTAGAGCTTTATTTTGCCGGTTCAATTCTGCCGAAGCTTGAAAGAAATCAGCCACTCCTTTAAGTAAAGTAGAATAATGATCAAATCGAGCTTGTTGTTCCGCTTTTTGTGTTTTATCTCTTTGTTCTTTTTCTATTTTGTCGTGCTTTTTATTCATTAATTCAACGGCTTGAAGATAAAGCTTAGTTTCCCTTGTTGCCTCGCCAAATTTAGCCTTTAAAGCATCTAAATCTTGTTGTCTTCTGGTTTTTGTTAACCCAAAAATAACAGCAAATAATGAAGGCAATTCCCTTTCTATTTCTGCTAGATAAGCATCCAACTCTGTTATAATGCCAACTTTATTAGGATCAAATTGTTCTTCTATGTTCAAAAATCCTTTATTTATATCAATCAATTCCTCAGATAGGTCGTTAGCAACATCCGCTGATTTTTTTGTACTTCTAGAGAATTTTTCTTGCAAAGGGTGTAAATCCTTTAGTAGATTTTTGTATTCCCTCGAATTAATTACTACCTCCTTCCCTGACTTTTTAGCCTCTTCTTGTGCTTTCTTTATTAAGTTGACTCTTGCATCTTCTAGTTCGAGCATTCTAGCATATTCTCTTACTAAATTCCTAACAGTTTCATCACTAAAATCATTTAAATTCTCAAAAGCCTCTTTAAATTCTTTTGATTCCTTAACAAGAAAGCCAATTTCTTCTCTAAGAGCATTGCCAGATATATCATAGTCTTTTATGTTTTTAGTTAAAGCCTGTAAAACACTCCTCTGTTCTGAAAATATATCGGTTTGTTGTTTAGCTGCTCTAGCTGCTTTTTCTTGATTAATAGAATACCTTTCTAACAAAGCTACAAGCGCCTGAAAAGCTAGTATAATTCCTAAAGGACCAAATAACTGCGCCTTTAATCGAGAAAGCGCCCCAATAAATCCACTCATCCCTGACCCTTGCTTAGAAACAAGAGTTATGAATAATGTAGATAATTGAGAGAGGTTGTTTGCCATACCCCTTATTCCGTAATTAGAGTCAGATATGGTTCTACCTAATTCAGTTAATGTCGCACCAGCAAGACCAGCATCGCTAATCATATTCTTTTGACCTTGATTAGCTCCAGCTAAAGCTGCTTGTTGCTTCTTAAGATCAGAACTAACTTTATTTACAGCATTATCTAGACTAACAAAAGACTTAGTTAAGCCATCGACTTTAACTTTTCCCTTGTCGTTTATTTCAAAAGTAAATTGTATTCTATTGTCGGCCATATTTTCTACGTTTAACTGTTTCTCTCATTTCTTTGAATGTTTGTGGAGCTTTATGGCTTCCTTTTGCAAATTGAATTAATTCATTTGCATCATAATAGTCCATAAGTTTCAATCCTTCTATAACTTGTTTAATCATCTTATTATGTTATTTGTTGACTTAAATCTACCGTAACTATTGAATTATCAGCCCTTACTATACTTCCAGAGACATTAGCAGCTAAATCTCTAACATTATCTGTCAACAATTCATCTACTGTTTTGTTTAATAATTCAAACCTAGTTCTACCGTCACTTAGATTTGTTGTCATCTTGTTAATCTTATACTCTGTGTCAAATATTATTAACGTGTCATTTAAACTTATTTCATATAATATTTCTGAAGGCAGAATAGCCTTCATAGTATAAAGCCTCCTAGTTACATCAAAAGTCTGTTTTATATAATTTTCATAATATTCTAAAAACAAAGTGCGTAAAAAAGGAGTAAATGTATATTCGTTTTCTTCTGCATTAAAATGGATGTTAGGAGTAGGCATCGTTTCTGTAGAAGACTTAGCCATCAGTTGTTCTAATGTTACACTATTTGATGGAATGTAATAACTCGACAAACTAACAGATGTAGAAGAACTAACAACAACTTCAATAGGATTAATCCCAGATCCAGATTGTAATATTGGATAAAAAAGTAAAGGCTTCCCCATATAGGAATTAAAAGATCCATCAACACTATATCCCCATTGGACAGAGGTTTTGTTGTTTTCATCTGTTGTGTCATCTTTATCCCACAGCCTATTAAATTGTTGATGCTCAAAAGGGACAATTACTTCATACTTTTCTCCTATATTTAATAATTCAGAGTTTTCTGTAGGGGTCTCTCCAGGATATACCGATGTTCCCCAAGTCCTTCCATTTTTTTCACCAAATTGCTCTGCAAAAACCGTGTCTAAACCATCATATTTAAACTCAACTTCAGAGTAGGGTAAAGCTGATGATAATGTAGATTTAGTGTTATCTATATATTGTGTTACATTTATATCACTGCCTGCTCTGTAAAATGAGTCTAAAGTTTTTATTACCAACTCACCTGAACTCCCCTCAACAACTGTTAGGTTAAACATTTTAAACAACCCTCCTAAGAAATCTATTATTCTCATATCATTAGATAATAGATTTGAAGCTGCAAATTCATAATCTGTATCCACCGTTATAGTGCCTGTATAAGCTATTGTTCTGGTAGTCTTAAAAGTGCCAAACACACTTAAGTCTGCTGGCTTTCTCTTTTTAATGGTAAAATTAAAATCAAATTGACCCGCATTAGCAGATTCTATATAGAACGTGTAATTCCCAGGAGTAGCTTCAGGGGCATTGGCTCCTAATATTTCTGAGTTAAGGAGGCCGTCAAAAGTTAAGGGTGTTAATGAAGTAACAACTGCTTTTGATTCTACTCTTACAGGGCTTTGATTGCCAAAAAGATTATCAAATCTCTGAAAGTCCTTACCGTCTTTTTTGATGACAAAATTATACATACTCGTTGCAGAAGGAGCTGTAATGTCTACGCCTATAAAAAATTCAGTTTTACCGGAAAGATGAGGTGCGCTTGGTATTAGTTGAATGGAATCTCCCCTGGCTTGTGGACTATTAGACTTCATTCCAGCCTCACTACTACCTACAGCTACACCAAAGCTTTGTATTTGTTGTGATGGTAAGTCTAAAGGAATTTGTCCTTTGTTTCTGTTTAGCCAGACAAACAATTCAGCATAAGCCGGGTTATCATAGTAAGTGTCACTTGAATCTTTTCCGAGCGTGAAAAAATCGTCACTAAAAGTTATATTTGAGTACTGAGCTTGTATGGCCTCTATTATAGTGTGAACTCTTAAGGCGGGTTTTAGCTCTCTGAAATTAACTCCTTTTTGGTTACCGTGAGGATATAAATTATTATCTAGGGTATTATCCACAGAATTATACACTAATTGGCTTGTGGCTGTTATAAGAGGAACCAATAAACTATCTGCACAATTAACAGTTACACCGGTTGAAGCGTTTCTAACAGCAACATTTTGAGCGGTGTTCATTAGGGTTCCTATATTTGTTGCCGTGTAATCTATTTTTGTAGCCTCTAATGCAACTAAACTGCTTAATGTCTTATCTCCTAGAGTTTCTGACAATTTAACTGAATTACCAAAAAATATTAAGGTATACGAATAAGGTTTTCCCCCTCGTAGTTCAGTAGATTGAATTTGTATTCTCCCTCTTTTAAACAGCTTGTAATTTATGTGTAACTCAGCATCCACCCTTTTTCTTATATCAAAAGGAACTCCATCTCCATCAGGATCTGCTCCTCTATATATATTGGGATTGTAAAAATGTCTAAATATTTGATTATTCTTTTTACTAGCAGGGATAGTGAATGTCCTAGAAAACTCTGTAAAAACCTTTGATATATCCCGAACATCCTGCTTGACCTGAACCAACTCTATTGATTCAAAATCAAAGAACTCCACCTCTTTGTAAGAGGTGTGCGTTGTTTGACCAGAAGCTATAGGATCATAAATATATAATTGAGTTGAGATCATTATCTAACAGAATTTATCGTTTCAGATGCAAAATCAAATTGAATGGAATAGTTTATGGTTTTATTGTTTACGCTAGTTGCATATTGTAATTGCTTTGTTGTTGGTATCGTAGCTAATACATTCCCCTCGTAAGTAATCCAAACATCTTCAGATAATAATAATTCTTCTACAGTCTGATTAAAGTCTTCGTTCACAAATCCCGTGTTAAGAACAAGTTTAGTCATTCCCTTAACATTATACCTTTGCATTTGAGCCTCTTTAGTATCATAAGAAGCAGAAGAACTTATAATGTTCTTCTGAAACCTAGCATCCGTCACTTCTAGCCCTTCTGTAGACTTCTTGAAGAAATACATCGTTTGGATTACTCCATACTTGTTTATAAATTGGCACTTAATTGGAGTGAACTTAGGTTCACAAACTGGCGTTAGTGTTATGCTTTTTAATAATGTAGTTTGGCCATTATTATATACGTTTATAGTATAGGGGGAATTGTTGGTGTTTGGCGCAAAAGCGACATACTTAACAGCACTTGCAGCAGTATTGTCAAAATCTGCTGCTAAATCTACCGTAGTGGGAGTTCCATTTACAGTATATGTAATTTCTATGTCATCTTCCGTGAAGAAAGGGATATCTATAGATGTCCCTTCTAGTGTGTAAACATAATTAGATGATATAAGTGCGTGTCTGCTAAGCTCAGGTTGTACTCCGTCTTTAAAGTATCCATATCCATCAAACGCTAAAAAATATTCTGTTGCCATATTTTATGTTATTGTGGATTCTATTTGAATCCATTTTATGTAACTTTTATTACTACTAAAAGGTGTTGCTATTGTTTTGTCTAAATGTTCTCTTACTACGTCAGATATTTCAAATATTACATAATCATCTCCAGGAAGAGGTTCTTTTTCTATTGTAGTTATTTTAGTACCTTTATCTGTATTTTTTATGCCAGAGTACACATATATATCTATAGAGGTCTTAACCATACTGGATTGAGTATACTTAAGGTAAAAAGGACTCCGGACATTTGCTTTTACTTCTGGCATATTATGATGATGGTTGATCTGTGGTTACTACACATAAAGCGTTTTCATCTAAAGGCTGATAAAAATTACTAGGGATCCTAATGTTTACCTTTGCCGTTCTAGAAATAGGAAGTCCAGAGGTATTAGCATTATAACTAGCAAGAGATGTTCCAGTCATAGGATTATCTACATCAACAAAAACAACTGAATTAATGGTTAGTGTTCCTGATGATGAAGTTGGGTATGTTATAGTTCCATCTTGTGCTACAGCAAACCCAGTTAGGTCTGTGCAGTCAGGGATAAAATCTGAAACTGTTTCATCTTCCACTTGAACCCATTTAACATAAGAGATATTACTATTAAAAGGGGTTTTTATATTGGCTTGTATATAATCTCTAATAATTTCCGCAAGATCAAAAATAACGTAATTATTGTTTCCTACAGGATATTTTGTCAGTTTATATTTAGCTGTTCCTTTATCCGTGGTTTTAGTCCCAGAATAAACATATATAGTAAGCTTAACAAATCTCAAATTTGTTCCAGAATATTTCTTAAAGAAGGGACTTCTTACGTTTATTTTAGTTGACATTCTTGCTGGTTGAGTTTTTAAGGTGCTGTTCCACGTCTTTAATATATGCTGCTGATGAATCTTTAAGCAATGCGTTCATTATTCTAAGTGAAGCCTCATATGATATATTTTTTCCTAGAAACCCCCTTGCTCCTATAGACCTAGCAATAGCATATGCTGACTTTAGTGTTTTGGTTCCCCTAAAGCCCCCTCTACGGTCCATCCATTGTTTAATTGTTTTATAATGAGGGGCTTTTGAATTAGGCTTTCTTCCGGTGTGCATAACAGTAAAAGAGGTGTTACCTCCTATTCCTATTCCTATAGAGTCTCCCGTTTCAAAGACATCAGAATACACACTTTCTGCTGTTTGACCAGTAACATTCTTCTTAGTTTCCTCCATATATTGCTTTATGGCCTGCTTTATCTTTGGGCCATATCTTTCCATTACCACTCTGAGGTTATTTCTATTCACAAGTGCTGAAGTTATCGTTAGGCATTTGTATGGATAGTGTTATTCCCCATCCAACTAATTCATTCTCAAAACGATCTTGGAAGGGTTCAGCTGTAACTTCTCCAGCTACTTGGAGGTCGCTATTTTCTAATAGCGTGCCTCTTCTTAAATGGCTCTGTAGATCATTTACAACAGCGAGCTGAGTGTTTAATATGTCTTGCAGATTATCATTACCATAAAACGAATCATAGGTATTAGCATTCTTATTCTTATCGACAATATCCATAGATAATACACTAATATCTGCTGTCATAACGTAGTCACTAAAGACTACGTTTCCTATGCTTATGTGTGATAATGGGAATATAGTTGTCTTGGTTAAGTCAACCTCCATTATGTCACCAAAGGTTACCGTATTAGTAATATTGTTGGCTCTTAACCTATCTTTAATCTTGTCTAGTAAGTCGTATACTTCTTTCATTTTATTTTCTTAATGGCCGCAGCTTCTAATTGATTCTTTTCTTTCTCAAACTCAAGCCAACTTAAGGCTTGCGTAACTTTAAGCTTTGTAACGTCTTCAAATTTGAGGAGGTCTCCCTTAGCGATTGCATAAATTGACTGATACCAACCCCATTTTCGTCCAAAGCTTGCCTCAACTCCGAGTCCTCCTTCTTCAGCTGTTCCTTCAAATAGCCCGTTAAATAAATTGACAGTTCTTTCCCTAAACGATAAAAAAAAACAACAGCTCCAATTGCTATATCAATAGGCATATCTTTCATTACCTCTGAATATTTACCTGAGCTTTCGTAATCTTCTATAAGATACATACCTCTCTTATCAAAAGTAACCGGTCTATATAATACAGCCATAGCTTTATGCATATCACTCCAGTCAGCCATATAAGTATCTAAGTCAACAAATTCTCCTAAGGATATGTCATCGAGCCTAGGTATAAAACCAAACTCTACTTCCGTGCCTTTTGGGTCCTTTAATGAGAACCTACTTATCATAGGAGTGTCTCCTTTAAATAACTCATTAAGGTGGTTTATTACAAAATTGAAATCCGTAAGTTTCATATTGTAGGCCTCCTTTAGAGTCAGCCCACAAAAGACCTCTAGCATCTTAAGATTAAGAAACTCTGGGTCCTGTGCATCCTTATTATCTTCAGATAGCTTGTAGAATTTTTGGTATTCTTTTAGTGTTATTCCTCTTAGCGACTTGGGGATGTCTATCTTAAATTGCTTCATACTAATATAACTAATATTTGGTGTCAGTGTACCATAAGCAGAACAAAACAAAAGATGAAAAAAATGGTTATATTAATATAGAATTGGAATTTTGGGAGTCCCAAACGAACAAAAATGAAAATTCGATATCCTTTCTGGGTATTAATAAAGAGGTTGAGGGTAACTATACTTTTATCTGAAAGTCTATTCCTCCAAGCATAGTTTTCTAAATGGGTTGATTTTATTAAACCTGATATACTATCTCCATCCAATCTCGTTTTACGTTGATTTTATTAAACTCAATAAACTATACCGGATCAAGCCCGTTTTACGTTCCTTTCCTGAGCGGGGCGCAAATCTCTGTCCGGGGGTAGGGTACCTGTCCTATATTTAAGGCCCTTAGACGCGCTGTGAGCGCCTCCTGGGCCTATGTTTAATAAGGTTTTTGGTTTGGTTGATTCGTTTTAAGTCGCGAGTATACCCAAAAAAAAACCCTCACTGAATAGCAAGGGTTTATAAATTTATTCAATATTTATTTAGGTGCAATACTTTCTAAATATATGTTGTTTAATTTCATATATAGCATTACTATCGAACCATTCTAAAAAGTCAATAGGAGTAAAAGAAAACCGATATATTTCCTCGTCTTGATCACCGCCAAAACAAGTGGCGTCATTAGTGATAAAATCTAAATGTATTCTGTCGTTTTCTTTTTGTGGCAACATAAGCCCGCACAATTCTACATCTCTTGTTGTCTCTTTTAATTCGTTTGTTTTTTCGTTTTCTGTTTTCATTTTGTTAAGTTTATAAAGTCTTTTTGATTAATTCGTTTATTAAAATTTATTTGATTAGTCAAATAATAATTGTCTTTTGTTTCCAATATCTTTACCGCGGTGTTAATTGGGTAAAGCCTTTTAATTTCCCGCGCGTATTGGCGCGCGTGTTCAAACTGTTGCTTTGATTTGCTCATTTTGTTTTGTATTAAGTTTATTACTATTAATTATAAAGCCGGTTGTATCTTCTTTGGCTTTGCGGCCCTTAGCCCTTAGGCCCAATATAACGCCGGTATTATTTAACATTACCAAGTCGCTGGTATCACCGTCAACAACTTTAAAGCCTTTATAGCTGGCCGGTAATTGATCCGAAAAAACCGCGGACACATTCGCCCCTAGGCTTAAGGCTTCGAGGGCCTGGGCCTCGTTGTCTTCGGCCCTGGAATAAGTAAGTGTATAATTAAATGCG